AAATTTAATCGGTTTTCTTTCCAAACCTACCTTAATATATTGAATTTTTAACGGACAAAGTTGACTATAAGCCCAAATTAAATTAATATAATTTATTGCCCGTTAAAATATGTATCGTATTTCTTGCCAAGGCACATGACGTTTCATAGCTTTAACAAAAGCGTCAATATATTGTCTTTTAATATCGTATCTATATCTTATATTTTTACCACCATATTGACTTGTTTTAGCTTCTTGTATTTCATTACGCCATAATAAGTTTTCACCATCTACACCTTCTGTTAAGTTGTATTGATGCATATCTTCATTATGTGTTAAGAAAATACATTCGGCTTTTACTGTATGCTTAAATAAATGATGTATATTTTTATCTACTAAATCAAATAATTCTGCATATGCTTTTTTAGAATTTTCATATACAATAATTGGTGAATAGTTTATATGTACATCATAACCAGCTTCAATAAAATCGTTAATAGATTGTATTCTATCAATAATTTTACTTGTTCCTGGTTCTAATTTATCTGATAACTCTTGAGGCATTAAACTATATCTAATGCGCACTTTCTTATAAGGGTTAAAAGATAATAAATCATTATTTACATACTTTGTTGCTGCTGTTCCCATCATATACTTGCTGCTTGCAAACATATTAAATAGTTTTTTCCAATTATGATATTTAGCATGTAATATATAATCTTCATTACAACTAAAGTCATAAGTATAATATGTTTCGTGTGTTTGATTTGGTATTTTTGGTTTTGGTAAATTCCAATTGTGTAGTATAATAGCATTTATTATATCGTCATCATTATTAGCAATAGTAAGACCAGATTTTTTATGTCTTCTCATATAACAATAACTACATTTGAATAAACAACCGTGACCAAAGGATGGTGTAATAAAATCACTACTTCTACCAGATTCTCTAATAAGCATTGATTTTCTGTCTACATATTTTACTACACTCATTCAAATATTTCCAAAGCATAACGCATATTATCTTGAGTCATATTATCCATAGCATAATCACGCATTTTATCGTTAAATGCTTCTATTTCATTATGTTCTAAATCTTCAAGTTCTTCTATACGTTTATTAAATTCATCACGCATACTATCTGTATCATAATGCGTAACACCTGATTCATCATCTACACTATAATAAACAGGTATAGTTATAAATTTATCCATTTTTCCTCCTTAGCTCGTCATTTACTTCATGAGCTTCTTTTAATATTCTTTTAATGTTTCTAGATTTGAAAATAATATTATTTTTATTTTGTTCTAGTTCACTATTATTGGTAAAAGTCCAAGGAATATCATCTAGTCCATCATGATAATCAGCAGCTTCTCTCCAATCTAGAGATTTATCTTCTTTACTTTCAATTTCTGTTTCTTCATCGCAAGTATCGCACCAATAAGTGCTTTCTTTTACAAAATCTACAAGTTTTTCTGTATTAACATTTACCCAAGCACTTTGAGAAACATTTTCAGTTTTACATTTAATACATATAAATAGTTTACGCATAATCTAAAACCTCTTCATTGTCGTCATCTATAATAACCAAATCATCTTCAGTTATTACATTATCTTGATAATTTCTTAGTTCTTCAAAATGACAAGATTGAGCATCACATACCCAACCGTCACCTGAAATACTACTGCCCATATAATGTGAATCTGATTCATTTTTATCCATAAAATGAGTACCACAATGGTCACAAACTATACTATTTATGTTATAGTATGATTCATTAATTTTTACTACAGTTTTTTTAGCCATTTTCTACCTCTTTTTCATTTTTTGTTTTAGTATATTTTTCTTTTACTCTAAATTGGTCCATCCAAGTATATTTTCCATTAACTTTATATGGAACATTGACAAATACATACCAAGACCTACCATATTTATTGTAAAACTTTTCCATAACTTTATGTCTTTCTTCAGTAAAAGCATAATATTCAGGTTTATTTCTAATTTTATTTAATCTTTCTTCATGAGAGTCGTCTGCTACTTTCATATACATTTCATATCTTGATTTTTCTTCCATATTTTCTCCTAATTTTTTAGGAGTAGCGGTCAGTTCGGTTTCCATGGACCTTAAGTAAGACTCACCTTCTGTCAACTTTTTAATTTTATAGTTAAGCGTATACACCAACCATATTTGTACGTATACATTTGCCTAGGCTTCAGGTTTTAACTTAACTATAATTACGCTTTAGCTAATCTTGTTATTGTAGGATATATTTGATTTTCCATAATGTATATAGATTGTCTATCACGATTAGCAACGTGTGTTGCAATATATGTACAAGCGTTCAATAAATCCCAATAAGTATTCATATTATTATTAATACAATACTTTGTAAATGATTCCAAATATTGACTAGGAATAATTTTAGTTACATCAACAATATGTTTTCTACGTAATTTTGTAGAAGTAAGAACTGGAAATTCTTGATTAAATATTTTTATTAACATAGTTACAGTATCTTTAATAGTTTGTTCTATATTATCAATAGTTGTATTACCATTTTTATGTACAGCTTTTTTGCTAGTTAATACATTACCTATAGTTAAACCATTTAAACAAACTAATCTAAATGCACCACCCATAATATTAACAGAAACGCTACCATCATAGCTATTTGCTACTATTAATTGTGGATTTATCACATCGCCCTTTTCAACTTTTACTTCAGTTTTAGGAAAGTTCCACTTCCAAACTGAACGTTGACCATTAGAATATGAAACAGCTTCACATAATTCTGCTCCATTACCACTTAACAATGTATCAACTTTTTCTACAACTGTTCTGTTATCTACAAGTTTATATTCGTCAGTCATACAAGATAATACATCTCCTGTATCTTCTCTTACAATAAACTTATAACCCGTTCCAGTTACTAAAGTTCTATTTTCTCCTTCAGCTTTCATAAACGTTGCTGGAATTTCTGTTACTGGAAACAATGTAGCATCCATAGCTTTATTTATTTTCATAGACATTTTTATACTCTCCTCTTTCAACTTTAACTTTTCTTGGCGTTCTTCCAAATCTTTTTATTTCATTATTTAACATTTTATCTCTGTTTATATTTTCAGATATTATCATCTGTTTTAAATAAGCAAATCCTTTGCCTTCATATACATGTTCATTAATGTTATATATATGTATAGCTCTTTCTATTATATCATTTGATATTTTAGATATTGCTTGTAGAAAATAGAATGTTTTATAATTATCTCTATCAGAAGGCAATTCATTACGAATTAATTTAATAACGTCTTTTAATTTCTTTTGACAATTATTATTGCCTCTTTCTTCTAATAAAGATATAATTCTTTTTGTTGGATTGTAAGACTTGCCATTTTCATAACCACAAGCTTCGCATTTCATTTTTTACCTAGTTTAACAACTTCAGTACCAGCTGACCATAGTTTTTTACCTCTATAATAACTTTCATGCGATAAATAGTGTTCTGTATTAGGCGTTTCTGTGATTAATACTTCTGCGTTAATATTGCAGCTTAATAGAATACCTTTTATACCACCACAATCAAACAAAGTTCCAGGTTTTAAATCTTTCAATTTAACTCTAGACATTTATCCTCCAATTTTTTTCAAAATACTATTATTTACTTTCATAGTATCTTTATCAAGATTATTATTATGTAAAGCTTTCTTTAACAATTCAATCATGTATTGTCTTTCTAATTTAGTTAATACAGCTTTATCTATCTTGTTTTCATCTTCTTCAATATTAAGTAGATAATTTACAATATATACCATTGCATCAAAGACTTCATACAATGTTTCTTTTTTCCAATCTCTACCATCTTCTTTAGGTATAGATTTACCATATTTTTCATATCCGTCTTCTAGTTTTTTGGCAATAGATAACAAAACTAAATCATTACGATTTTCTTGTTTCGTGTTTAGTCTTCTTAATATAGAGTAAATCAAATTATATTTTTCAGATTCTTTCAAACTACCTCCTATTCATATAAGGACCCAACAACCTGCCTTTGCAATTATTATTAGAATATAGTCTAATAAGTCAGGTCCTTATACAATTTACTTATAAGTTATTAGAATGGCAAATCTTCTGCATCCATTTCTTCTTGAGAAATTCTATATCCAGAGTCCCATTTCTTAATACTACTAACTTGTAAAGATTTTTTGGTTTCACCATCTTTATTTGTAAATGTAGTTTCTTTTAAAGATACTAAACAAGGTAAACCTGCAACATCTTTATCTTCTACAATACCAAGACTAACTCCACCATTTTCATCTTTAGGAAAGTTTACACCAATACTTTCAAAGAACTCTTTATAGCGTTTGTTTTTCCATTCTTCGCCTTGTGCTAAGTTAGGAGTTAACCATACGCCTTTATCTGTACGATATTCTTTACCTTTCATAAATGATGCATTTTGAAAATCTTCAGTAAGTACATATTCGCCACTACTATTTTTTTTCATTATAGGAACGTCTATTTTACTGACTTCATCTGCAATTTTAAAAGTTAAATTAAATACATAACTTCCATTATATTGATTCATAGTAAATGATGATACGTGAGCTGGATATGTACCTTCTGGTACTGGTGTATATCCACTTCCATCATTACTAACAAAAGATATATTAGCTTCTTTCATTATCTAATTTCTCCTTCAGTATATTTTTCAATAACTGTGTTTATTTCATTTTTTAGTTTTAGCATCTTATCAGAATAAGCTCCGTTCTTAAGACCACCAAAGTATAATCTAGGTACTACCCAAGTACCATCTGCTGCTTTGATATATCTTTTTGCGTTGCCTCTACCTTGACTAATCATATTATTCTTTTGCATTTCATCAAAAGTTTCTTGGTCAATGATTTTATTATCTAATAAGTCTTGTGCTTGTTTTAAGCTTAATTTACCCATTACTATCCTCCTGTATAGGTTCTTCTATTGCATAAGATAAATAACTTTGATTTATATTTAGCTCTAAGTTTCCATATATCTTAAACGTTAACATTGGTTTACCATGATACAATTTTGTTCCTGTAAATACAACATTATTAAATTCAGTACC